AGATGTGCAGTTAGATAGCAATGGTTCTGCTCGTGCGGACTTCCGCAGCGAAGAATTAGGTGCGTTTAATCTCATAAAAAACACGAATTTGACCATTGAGACCGTTACGCTTGGCCTTACCTCGGCAACCACATTCGAAAATGCAGAAATTGGCGAGGAAGAAGAAACCGACTTGCAATTACGAGAACGTTTTTTCATCAGCCGAACCAAAAATGCGCAAAACTCAGCTGATGCTATCCAGTCAAAAATCGCCGCATTGCCTGATGTTAGACAGGTTAAAGTGCTAGAAAATAATACTAAACAACGTGATAAATATGGGGTTGAGCCTAACTCCTTGAATATTATTGTAGATGGCGGGGCAGATGAGCAAATCGCTCACGTTATTTATGAAAATAAAGGGGCTGGGGTCGGGTTGCAAGGTGCTACAGAAACAACTTTAACGGTAAATGGCGAGCGTAGAGCATTACGGTTTGACCGTGCAACGCCTGTTGATGTGCAAGTGTCTATGCGTTGTGTTCGATACGAAGATTTTACTGAAGTAGATAAGGATGAAATCAAACGATTATTATCCATTCAACGTTTTGGCATCGGGCAAAATCTTTCACTTTCCCGGCTTTATTCGCCAATTAATAAAGTGGGTGGTTTCTGGGTAAAAGAACTAAAAATTGGACGCAAAGGGCAGTCTCTCACCACGGAAAACATTACCGCACAACCACGTGAATTAATCCGAATTTTAGCAACGGATATAACCATTGAGGTGGAATAATGGGCTATTCTGATTTGTTGATTTGGCAATACCGAAACAAGCCCAAAGCCGTCTCAACGATTAAGCTATTTGAAAACATTATCGGGCAAGGGTTTGTCGATTTATATCGATTGCAAGATGTGTTGAATATTGAAACAGCAACAGGGCATCAGCTTGATTTGGTTGGTAAACACGTTGGGCAATTTAGGGTTATTAATGGCTATCAATTGCGTAAATTTTTTGGTTTCCGCAATTCACCTAATGCACTGGGATTTAGCAAAAAAAGGCTAGGCGGTGCGCAATGGTATCGGAAACGAGACCCACTGTCTGATTCCGTCAGATTATCCGATGATGATTATCGGTTCCTGATTAAATGCAGAATCCTCAAAAACTACCAAATAGGCACGCTACCAAACTTGATTGAGGCGTGCCTATTTATTTTTGGCGAAGGCTGCCACATTGTCGATAACTACGATATGACCGTCTCTATCTCTGTGCCAAGTACTAGCACATCTGATTTTAAAAAATTCGCAATCAATCACCTAGATATTCTGCCACGCCAAGCAGGTGTGCAATATCTTTTTAACCTAATATAGAGGTCAAATATGGCATTAGTAAATAAGCCAGATGAAAGCATTTTTGCGTCATCTGCAAAACAAGGCGAGGTCGATAATTTCCCAGACTTATTGCGTGGTTGGGGAATTTCCTTTGAACAAACAGGAGGAATCCCACCGATGGAGTGGTTTAACTTCTTGTTTAAACGCCTTGACGAAAAACATACTTATTTAATGCAACGAGGCTTGCCAGAGTGGTCTGCCACACAAAACTATACAAAAGGCTCTTGTATCCAGTTTGATGGCGTAAGCTACCGTGCATTAAAAGACAGTAAAAACAACCGCCCGAATGAATCAAACTCCCAATATTGGGTACGCTGGGGGTTTGCGTTAAGTGAGATTGCTCAGGCGACATTAACTCAATATGGGATAACCAAACTCTACACAGGCTACGATAGCCAAAGTGAGGATTTGGCCTTAACGCCTAAAACAGCCTATCAGATAAAACAGCTTATTGACTCCAATACACGTGCGCTTGGCAATGTTATTCCTAACAGCAAAAAATCCTCTGCAGTAAATAGCAACAGCGCAGACACCGTCGCAACCAGTGCCGCGGTTAAAACAGCTTATGACAAAGGAGTGGAAGCCAAAAATGCTGCAGATAATGCCCAACGCACGGCAAATGATGGTGTGTCAAAAGCAGATGCGGCACAACGTACAGCAAATGATGGTGTGTCGAAAGCAGATGCAGCAAATAATAATGCGAATAGTCGAGTATCTAAATCAGGTGATAGGTTAACGGGCATCCTGCACACAGTCGGTATTGCGTCCACTCATTTTGGACAAGGCGCTTATTCGTCTCAATACTCAAGCGGTGCGCCTTTTATAGTCGAATCTACAGGCTCAAAAGACAAAGATACCTACCACCCATTTATAAAAGGTTTAGTCCGCTCAAGAGGACGTTATGGCGCTGGATTTTCGTTTGGCTACACGACCAAACAAGGCGATGGGGACGGATTTGGCAGAGGCATTATTAACCTCATTGAAGATAACGGTACAAGTAAAAATTGGGGCTTCGAACATAATGGCGACTTTTATTCCGCTGGGGATGTAAGCACATCGAGGGGTAAGTCTTTAAATAATTCCGTTCAAATTTCGGAACTAGTGGGCGAAGTTGCCTTTTTCGCGCGAACAACCCCCCCCAGTGGTTGGTTGAAAGCCAACGGTGCCGCCGTCTCACGTACAACTTATGCCGCGTTATTTGCTGCAATCGGCACAACATTCGGGGCGGGTGACGGACGTACAACATTTAATTTGCCAGACTTACGTGGGGAGTTTTTGAGATGTTTAGATGATGGTCGCAATGTTGATGCTGGGCGTAGATTGGGGACTGCTCAAGGTGATGCAATACGTAATATTACTGGTGCGTTTGATACATCTAAAGGTAGTTGGGCACAACAATTTGTTGATTTCGCAGAGACAAGTGGAGCTTTTGATTTAATAAGAGGGAATAAACAATGGACTGGAGATCCTAATAATGGTGGGAATAATCTACCTACTGGATTTAAATTCGACGCATCTCGTGTTGTACCAACCGCAAACGAAAATAGACCTCGTAATATCGCACTATTAGCCTGTATAAAATATTAAGGACAAATTATGACTTACCCATTAACAAAAAAAGTATGCCAATTAGATGAGCAAGGTATTTATGTTGGGCAAACGGACGCAGATTTATCCCCCGAAGAAGCCGAAAATGGTATCTATTTAATGCCTGCTGGTTGTGTTGATACCACCCCACCGGAAGCAAAAGAAGGCTTTGTTGCTAAATGGACAAGTGACGAGTGGCAATATATTGAAAACCATATCGGCAAAACCGTTTATTCAACATCAACAAAAAAATCCATGGAAATTAGTGAGCTTGGCGTAATTCCAGAGGGTTACACATTAATAAAGCCCGAGAACGAGCTTGAAGAATGGAGCGGTAAGGCGTGGGTAATTTCACCCGAAAAACTAACCGCACTTTTAGCCGAGACCCAAACTCGCCTTATCGCCAACATCGACGAGCACGCGGCAAAAATCTACAGCACTTGGACGAGATTTGAGAGTGAGTACCGTGAGCGTCAAGCCGCGGCAGAAGCCTTTAAAGCAGCAAATTATGAAGGTGAGTGCAGTCGATATATCTCAGACTTTGCACAACGTGCGCGCCTGGATAATAAGACCGCCACAAATCTTATTTTGACGCAGGCAGCAGGCTTAGAAAAACTACAAATGGAGCTTGCCAACCAACGCATGCGCAAATATGAGCTTAAAGCCCCTAATCTCACGCTTGAGCAACTGCAATCAATCCATGATGACATTATCAAACAAATGGATAACTTGATGGAGGCATATCAAAATGGCTAAGGTTTATTTGGCGATGTACAAACACAAACGCGACTGGCGCAAAGAGCCAGTCAAAGCGATAGCCGACCGCATTACTCGATTTTGCACAAAGGGCCAATATTCTCACTGCGAGATTGCCATTGAGCGTATTGAGTTTGGTAACGGACATCATTATGAGCATGCGACAGTATATGACTGCTACTCCTCATCGGTACAAGATGGCGGCGTACGTTGCAAACAGATTGATGTGTCCGATAACACCAAATGGGATTTAATCCCTCTTAATGATGTCACCGAGGCGCAAATCAAAGCCTATTTTGACCGCACTTCTGGCAAGGCTTATGACTGGTGGGGCGCGCTAGGAATCGTACTTGGCATCAAACAAAAACGCAGTAAGTATTTTTGTTCTGAATGGTGTTTTAATGCGCTTTCAGGCAATGAAGAAGGCTGGCGATTTAGCCCAAATCAATTAGGGGCAATGTTTAAACATGATGACTAAAGACAAACCGATCATTAATTTTAACTGGAAATTTGGTGACGATGAAAGCGAAACGCTGACGCTAGATGAAAAGGAAGTGCCAGAAGGATTTGCTGATAGCGAATTTGACTTGTTTATCGTGCCTGATGGCAAAGATCCTGTTATCCATTTGACAAAAGGCAATGGTATTTCGTTATCTGATAACAACATCAAAATCACTTGCACGCGCGACCGTTTAGCTAACACAAGGTGGAAGACCGCAAGTTGGGCGTTAAAAATCACGAATACGAGCAACTGGCGAGACACGCTATGTGGCGGAAAGATTACGCGTTATAGCTATTATCCTGCAGAACGCGTAGAGGAATGATGCGATGAAAGACTGTAAACGGGCTATCGACGTGAAATTGCAGTTGAAACAAGCAGTGGCGGTATCGTTGCAATCAAAACAACCTATCAAGGTGACGTTATCAAAAGGTATTTCTGGTGGCTGTGGTACACCTGTTTTACCTAAATTTTCAGATTTAATTATAGCTTATAGAATAGGACGACTATGACACAAAACATTCAACAACTTTTAACTGAGTTTGCTCAATACTTAGGCGAGCAAGATAAAGCCCTTTATCAACAGCTCGAAGCGAAAATCAACCAACTCAAAGCGGATTTACTCGGTGGCGAAGTATCAGCAGATTTAGACACGTTTAGAGAGTTGGCAGAAGAGTTGCGCAAACTCAAAGCCAGCGGGAGCAGTGCTCCTGAGGCATTAACCACTAAACTGACTGAATTTAAACAGAGTTTAGATGGCGTGATTGAGCAAATTAACGCCCTAAAAGAAATGGACTTAAAGGCAGCTTATCAAAAAGGAAAAAACAGCTAATGACGCTTTTGCAACAACTGCCAGAGGTCATTGAGCAAATCGGGCGAGATATTAAGGCTATGACCGTCGTGCTTGGCAGCGGTCGCCCTGATAAACCCGAAACAACGGGCGGAAAAATAACAGGGAGCGAGCCGAACGGCACGATTTACGAATCATCAGATGGTGGTAGAGTCGGAGCCTGGAAATGGCAAAAACGTAGTGGGGAATGGGTTGTTACAGCAGGCGATACAGGTTTAATCACTTTAAAAACTCAAAATTTAAAAGCAGGTGCGTATGTTAAATTACAACGAATAAACAATATTGTGTTCTGTTTTATGGGAGGTTTGACGTGGGGGCTATTTGGTTATCTCGGTAAAACTGAAAAAGGTTATATCCCACGACAAGCAGGGCGTATTGATATTGTAGGACAAGGTTATATTCCTGTTGGATTTCGAGCTGTATCTTCGCTTAGTTATTCATTTTATGATGACAACACAGGACGATCCGCTGCAAACTTATATATTGGCGGAAAACAAGATAGCAATTTTATGCGGATAACACCGTTCCACGAAAACCCGAAAATTCGTGGAAATGACGCTATTCCAGATATAGGTGCAAGTAATTTACGGACACCTGCAATTATATGGGTTACGAATGATAAGTGGATTGATTGAGTTTAAGACAAACGGAGAGTAATTCCGCCGTTTCTTATATCTAATTTAAACGCCCTTTAATGATGATTTAAAGGGCGTTTTGTTTCTCAAATTTAGCGAATTTTAACCGCTAAAAATGGGAATTAGTTAAAATTTCAGATTTCGCATTTTTTTAATTTAAAATAGCATTATTATAGCCCTGTAACTTTTTTAATTTCGGAAAAATGTGTATAGTTTCGGAAATTACAGGCGTTATAGATTTTTAATAGTATGATTTTATTTATAAAATTTTGGTGTTTTGAAATTTGTACGTTTTGACTTCAAACGCGCGTAGTTTGTATTTATACAGTTTTATGTAAGTTAAAAAAAGCTCGTCAAATTTGACGAGCTTTTTTGTTTTTATAAGTAATTATTTTTCACACTATATTAGTGATATAGTGTGAAAATGTTTACATATGTAAACATTAGGTTAAATTACTTGACTTATATTTTTTCGCTGTTACTATGCGCGCGTATTTTTCAGGTGTGGGGCGGTTTATGATAAATAGATCGCCCTCAGTTTTTATGACCTTTTAATCTTTAATAGGGAAGACATCTATGAATCAAATTTTCCGTGTAGTCTGGAATCACTCAACACAATCTTGGGTTGCCGTTTCTGAATTAACTAAAGCACATAAGAAAGCAAGTTCAAGTAATACTATTAAGACTTTCTTGGGAGCAACCGCACTTTTATTCAGTTTAAATGGGGTTGAAGCTGCGGTGAATATTGAGTCTACTTCAGGTTCTAATGTCAACTCAGGTAGTACAAAAGCCTCAGGTAACTCTATTGCTATCGGCTCTAAAGCGAATGCATTAGGTGGTGATGAGATTGTTATAGGTAGAGGTGCAGGACGAACAGAAAATAATGGTTCATTATATGGTTCTGATCTAACTAACAGTGGTTTTAATATATCTATCGGTACCAATAGTCGAGTGGGTGAGAAAGGTAAAAAAGTTTCTCAGTCAGTAGCGATTGGTGGTGGAAATGGTAGCTCTGAAAATAAACCTGATGGTGCTTGGGCTAGAGGGACTCAATCTGTTGCTATTGGTGGTAATGCCTATGCTTATGGTGATTCTTCTATAGCAATTGGTGGGGATGATGTAGATGAGGCTGTAACAAAAGAAATTACATATACTAATCCTAAAAATGATCAGTCTAAAAAAGCGACTATAAAGGATGCTTTTACTGATTTAACAGGGAAAAATATTTTGTCTCCTCGTTGGACGCCAACACAAGCTTCGGATGCTGCTGTCGCTGTAGGTATGAAAGCAACTGCAGCTGAGCTTGGTGTAAGTATGGGGACATTAGCTACAGCAAGTAAAGTAAATGCTGTTGCTATCGGTTCTGGCGCTACAGCAAATCGAGATAACTCAGTAGCATTAGGTGGCGGTTCAATTACAGATAAAGTAGGAACTAAACAAACTCAAACAGTGGTGAATGGGATTACTTATTCATGGGCTGGTGGTGCAGATACTGCAGAAGGAGATATTGTTTCTGTAGGTTCTGCTGGCTTTGAGCGTCAAATAAAAAACGTTGCGGCAGG